GCCCCGACAGTTGGTCGCTGCCCTGGAGAATAATTTCGACACGCGTGGTCACAGCGGCCCGCCCTGCCCCGCATCTGGCGTGCGGGACCTTGCTAGACGCGCAAACGCGCCCGGCTTGAATGAAACCAAATTCATCAAGCGAGCGCGTGTGCGGTAGCTTGCTCAGGGCCGGCGGGCTACACCAGGAGGGGTGTAGGTGGCCGGGCCGCCGCGTATGAAGTTAGAAGGAGGAATTAAGAGTTAAGAAGACTGAACGTCTTGTGACTCTTAATTCTTAATTCATCCTTCTTCATTTTGACTACCCCGTGAGGAAGTAGCGGCCCTTCTCGTCTAGCTCGTCGGCGCTGATGGTCGGCAGGCCCTTGCTGTCGGCCTTGCGGGTCGACCGGGCGCGTTCCGAGAAGTAGACGACCGACAGCCGATACCAGTACTCACTCATCCCCTCGACGATCTCTTCGGGCAGGCGCCCGAACAACTCGGCCAGTTGCACCACCTCGCAGTCGAGCGGCAGACTATCGGCCAGGCCGAGGTCCTGGAAGTAGTCTCTTATTTGCCGCTCGACTTCGGGGGGACCGCCGGCGTCTGCGGGTCGAGCGCCTGCATCATGGCCTGGAGGTCCGCCTGGGACGCGTCCATGACCAGCGGCCGCAGCTCATCCAAGAACGCGTTCAGTTCCGGCCCATCCTTCGGGCGCGGCTTGTACGTCCAGCCCTCGGCGCCCGCCGGATACTTGATGGCCTTGAAGTAGGGCAGCAGAAACTCAACCTGTTCGGCGGCCAGCGCCTCGGTGAGATCGAGCAGCGCCTTCGTCTCGGCGAACGCGGCCTCGATGCGGCGCGTCTCTTCGTCGATGCGCGTCTGGAGCGTGGCCCGCAGGCCCTCATCCGGTGTGGCGGCCAGTTGCTCCGTCAGCCGGGCGACTTCCGCGCTCAGGCGCTCGATTTTGGTCTGGAACTTCGTCGCTTCCTTTTGCAGGTCGGCGGCGCGCATCTTGAAGTCCATCAGCGCCTTACGGCGGGCGTGATAGCCCTTGTCGGTCGGTTTGGGCGCGACGAACACGGGTTCGGGCGTGCGCTCAAGCGCCTCGCCCAGGGCCTGCATCAATTCCTCGTAGCTCAGAAACTCAGTCACGGTGATAGCTCCTTGCCCCGGCGTAGAGGAGAGACAGGCCCCGCCGCACGCCGGGACAGGCGGCTAGGCCAGCGACGCAACACTGTTGGTGATCGAGGCGGCGAAGCAGTTCGCCAGGGTCGTGTTGTACTTCGAGGTGAAGTCGAGCTTGCTGGTGAGCACGCCGTCCTGGTCCTCGAAGGTCGTCGGCGGCTTGGCGACGAAGCCGGCGAAGTCGAACTGGGCGATCTTGGTCCCGCTGGTCTGCTTGAGACGGACCTGCTTCTCGATCACGGCGGTCTGGGCCGCCAACGCGTCGACCTCGGTCTTGACCGTCGCGTTGTAGCGTAGCGTCAAGGACAGCGAGGCGTCGCGCGGGCCTTCCTCGAAGCTGTCGGGGAGCAGGCTGTCCATGCTCCACACCAGCACGCGGTTGCAATTGACCTTCAGCTCGAAGGCCACGGCGGTCGTCGCCAGGGCCGTCGTGCCAATCGTCCCGCCGACGACATCGTAGTAGATGGCCCACGGTTGCCCCATGATGACTTCGACCGTCCGGTCGGAGACGGCGGCCAACGTCCCGCTCACCACATCCTTGCCGATGAGTTCGACGCTCACGGTCGTCGGCTTGCCCGTTGCGCCCTTGATCGTGAAGCTGTTGACGAGGCCGCCTTCCAGATTGTAGACGCCCGCGCCGGTCTGGGACGAGCCGTGGATCACGGTCAGTTTGCGCGGGTTGGTCGGAACCGCCGTCGTCGGCGCGCTGTAGGTGTAGACATACGGCCCCGTGCCCGTCGGCGTCGCCTCGGTGTTGGCGCTGTCGAGGATGTAGGGCAGGTCCTCGAAGGTCGCCAGGATTTCGAGCGACCCGACGCCGCCCTTCTGCTCCAGCCCCGCCAGGTGGCCGGGTTGCAGGCTGCCGCGCATGTCGCGGTAGATCGCGCTGCGGTTGTCGGCCTGGATGTTGCCCGACTGCACGCCCATGAGCTTGGCGGTCGCCGCGACCGACGTGCCCCAGGTTGTTTCTTTCCCGATCTGCCACTGCAAAAGTCCTGAAGTTGCCATTGGTGACGCTCCTTGCTAGACCCGGTTCGAGCCGGTATCAGCAGGCGAAGCCACCAGGGCGTAACCTACTCCCTACCAACAATTATCCTCTACCCGGCGAGCTTATCCTCGCCGCTTGCGCGGATGTAGCGGTCCCGGATCGCATCCGTCACCGTGTAGCCCGCCCGGATCATCTTCTCCAGGTCCACCGGCCGGCTCTCCTCGCGGGCCTTCTTCAGCTCCGCGATCACCGCCAGCACGGCCCGCCGCACTGTCTCCCAGAACACGCGTTCGGTCATCCGCTGCATCGTTCACCACCTGATACAAGTCCAGCGCCAGGACCTGGTCGCGGGTCGCCTTGTCGAGAGCCAGCCACTCGTCGGCGCGCATGTCCCGCGCCGGGACGCCCGGCCAGAAGTCGCCGAAGCCGGTATACAACACCTCTACAATTTTTGAATGCGCCATAACCTCTCCTCACGCGCGTCCGGCCAGATGACGCGCGGCGTCGGCGTCGGCGTGATGTGGCCGCACACGAGGCCCAGGTCCGCCCGCTGCGAAAAGCCTAGCCGTTGGGCGTCCACGCTCGTCCACCAGTCGCAACACACCGGCAACGTCTCACTCAGCCGGAACGGCAGGGCCGTAAACACCCGCCGACGGATCAGCGTACAGAACGTCCCGACGCCGGCCACGTCGACCACCTGCCCCGCCAACCGCCGCGCCTCATCTGGGTAGTCGGAGAGGTTGACGACGTCGCCGCCCTCGGTTAGCGTCATGCGGGCGCTCCAGCCGGGCTTGCCGTGCCGCCAACATGTCAGCCCGTAGGCGATGTCACTCTCGCAAGCCAGGAGCCGCGTCAGGGTGTCCGGCGGGACAATCATATCGTCTTCGAGCAGGACCATGGCGTCGTGACCGCCGCGCAGGGCCACCTCGCGCGCCCGGTTGAGCTTGTGCGTGATGTTCCGGTAGCCGCCCATGAGCGTACCGTCCGCGAACGGGTCATCGGCGGCCAGCATCAGGTAGTCCACGCGGCACGGCTTATCGAGCGCCAGGATGCTCTCCAGGGCCGCCGGATACATGTGGTAGAGAGGTGTCACAACCAGTAGTCGCATCTAACCCGCCACAATTTCCATTACTTGCAACGTCACCATGACCGCGTACCACCGCGCGCCCTCGTCGAGGCTGTCGACCGGCCAGCGGAACACACCCGGCAGGACGCGCCAGCCGATCAGTTCCACGTCCGACCCGCCGCCGACGATGCCGCCGTCCTTGAAGCCGCGCAGCATGTCCAGGTAGGCCGCCTGGTAGCGCACGATGTCCGGCGCGATGTCGGCGATGGATGCTCCCAGCGGCGCGGGCTTGTACAGCAGCAGGTCGACGATGTACCAGTCCTGACGGTTAACGCTGTCGAGCGAGGCGAACTGGCCGTCGCGCCCCTCGCTGTAGATCGAAAACGGCAGGAGCAGGCGCACCGGCGCGTCCGCCGCCTGGACCGCGTTCTTGAGTTCGTGCAGGTCGCGCGCCCGGATGCTTGCCGCCGTCCCGTTCTCGCGGGTGAAGGTGACGACCTGGTCGGCCAGGTTGGCGTACACCGCCCGCAGTTGACTCGCCATCAGAACCCCCGTGGTTGGTAGCGCGCCACGACCGACACGACCGACTGCGGGAAGCCGGGCGGCGCCATGGTCACGCCGCTCGGACTGATGACCACCCGGTCGAGGCTGGCCCCTTCCACCCCGCGCCGTCGGTAGAGGTAGGCCGTCAGGTCGACCGTCGCCATGACCACATCAGCCGGCGCGCTCGCGCTGTAGGCCCAGCGGCCCATGACGCTGATGGCGTTCTCCGGCGTGTCGGTGTACGTCCAGCGCGTGCCGTGGCTGGCCTTGATGCGGATGGCCCAGTAGGGCGGCTCGTTGCGCGGCTCAGTCACATACTGGCCGGCGGCGATGACCGCCCCGTCACCGTTGGTGACGGTGGTGATGGCGCACAGGTCCCGGTCGAGCAGCAGGACCGAGCGGCGCCCGTCGTCGTCCAGGGCCGTGTCGGCGAGGGCGTCGAAGGTCCGCGCGCTGTCGGCGATGGCCTCAAACACGCGTCCGGTCTGCTGCTCAATCCAGCGCTGGGCGCGCCCGATCAGCGTCTCAAGCAGCGCGTTGTCTGTGGCGCTGTCGATAGACAAGAAGCTGCGTAGGTCGGTGACACTCGCGTAGGCCATACGGCTCTCTGTGTTAGCCCAGCAGATGATAGTGGATGAATGCCGCGCCGACGATGCCGGCCATATTGCCGGTCGCCTTCGAGGCCGTCACCCACTTGCCCGCCGCTACCTTCTGCGCGCCGGTCCCGTTCGTCCCCTGGTTCTCGACGTTGTCGAACACGCCGGTCGCGGCGTTGACGTTCAGGCCGTCGATCAGGTTGTCGGCGCTGGTGGCCGCGCTCGTGGCGGTCATGCCCACGTCGAGCGTACCCGCGCCAGTCGCCGCAGTGGTCAGGTCGATGACGACGCGCGTCACGAGCACGGCCTCGTTGTGGTGGTTCTGCCAGGCGAACACGCCGCCGGCCGCGTCACTGGCGACCAGGTCCACCTTCTCGATCAGCATCGGAACATATGTCTTTGCCATGTGTCACTCCTTACGCCTGACGCGCCCATGTGCCGATGACGCGCGTGATGTACCAGCCATCGACGCCGTCGCCGGTCAGTTCCAGGAGGTCGCCCTCGCGGTCGGACGCCCCGCTGTTGATGGCGTCCTTGTCGTCGGCCGAGGTGAAGCCGTTACCCATGATCTTGTCCGCCGCGTTGGGCGAGACACTGAAGCCTGTCCCCGCCGACAAGGCGGTTGAGGCAACGACGAAAGTGAAGCGCAGTCCGGCCGCCGTGGCGGGGAGCGTGGCGACCTTGTCGACGCCGGTGATCAGGAAGGTCTTGCCGGCGTCGGCGGCGCTCACAGTGAAGTCGGCGCTCTTGGTGTCAAACGTCGGCGCGGCGACACGGGCGATCTGGTTCGTCCGGTCCGTCCCGGCGATTTTGAACGCGCCGCCGCTCTCGATGTCCAGGCTGGTCCCGCTCGCTACAACTGCGTTGCCGTCTTGGCGCACCTGGAACCGGGCCGGGTAGCTGCTATCCGCTGCCATGATGCCTCCTTGCCCCGCATCTTGTGCGAGGGCTTACGCCTGGATCAGGTGCTTGATGGCCGCGCTGTGCATGACGTTGCCGTCGAAGCGGCGGTAGCCCCGGAACCCGATCTCGCCCGTGCCGGCATACAGCTCGTCCAGCCGCTGCATCCCGACGCCCTGCCAGTCGGCGATGTAGTAGTAACCAAAGTCACCGAACAGGACGGTCTTGGCGCCGGTGGCGATCTCGGCCATGCTGTTGTTCGTGATGACCGGATACCCCAACAGAGAGCCGGTGGGGGAGCCATTCAGACCGCCGTCGATGCTCCACAGATAGCGGCCCTCGCCGTCCTTGAGCTTCCGTAGCTCGCGCAGCGTGGTGTCGTGCATCATGAAGCGCCCGCGTTGGCGGTAGAGGTAGCCGACGCTATGCACCAGGTTGATGATCTCGTCGGCGGTGATGGCCGTGGCGCTGGCGGCTGTCACGCCCAGGGCCGAGCCGGTCACGACGCCCTGCGGCTGCCCGCTGCCACTGCCCGTGGTGAACGCCGTGTTTTCAGCCGCCGCGAACGCCTGCGTCCAGTCCGGCTGGAGAATTTGACCCCAGATGTCGAACCGGCTATCGGCGACCAATTCCTCGGTCACCTTGCTCAACTTGGTGTACTTGTACGGGTTGAACTCGATCTCACCCATCGTCGGCTCGGACTGGGCGTAGGCCGCGCTTTCCGCCTTGAGGGTCGCGGCCGCGCTAAAGGTCAGGCTGGGCAGTTTGAAGCTGTCGGTCCCGCGCAGGTTCAGCACACGCGCTCCGGCCGCCCGCAAGAACGACGCATCGGCCAGCGGCACGATGACTTCGTTGCTGAACTGCGTCGGCACGCCGTAGCCGCCCTGGGCGTCCGTGGTTTCGTTCAACGTGGCCTTGATCGCCGGGTCGACGTTCTCCTGCCGATGCAGGTACGCCTTAAAGGCGACCTCGGCCCCGACCTTCTCGCCGTTCTTGCGAATGTGGACCGCCGGCGCCGCGTAGCCCGCCGTCTTGAGGGCCGGCTCCGCTTCCAGCTTGGCCTGGAAGTCGGTTAGGGCCTGGCTCACCGCGCTCTCGATCATGGTCTTGACCGCGTCGGGGTCCAACCCGACCGGGCTGGTGGTCTGCGCATTTGCCGCCGGCTGTGTGGTTTGCTCGCTCATGGGTGTCTCCTGTGAAGCTGCATGTACGGATGTAGTGGGGACCGCGCCAGAGCGGCCATCTTTCACACTCAAGGCCGGCGCCAGAGTCTTGAGTGACAATACCTTGTTACGCGGTTCGGCGGGCATCGGGGTTAGCGACCCCTCGGCAATCGGCCAGCGTGTGATCTGCGGCCCTACCCGCCGCACCATGTGGCTCGGCGCGCCGCTCGACCAGCCGAGCTTGCCCGCCTGAACCATCTCGTAAATCATCCGCTCGTACTCGTCGGCCATGTTGAGGACGATCTCGGCCCAGATGCCAACTTCGTCGACGACCGTTTTGAGCGGCGGCAGGAGACGGTCGGCCAGCGCCTCCAGTCCCTCGGCCACGGGCATGCCGTGGTGAAACAGCGCGTCGGCCCCGTCGCCGGCCCGCGCCCCGAAGTACGTAGACTTGGTGAAGTACTCGCCCATCAGATCGCGGTCGGCAGTGTTCGCCGGGTCACTGAAGCGCACCAGGTAGCCGCCGACCTTACCCTCGCCCAGGGCCTTGACCGCGTCCCCGAAGGCGACCAGGGCATCCAGCGCCTTGCCATGCCCCTGGTCGCTCGCCTGTTCCTGGGCCGCGTCGATGGCCTCTTGCACGTCCTCTTCGTCGGCGCCGAGTTCGACCGCCGCCTCGACGATGCCCGCCGCGCTCTGCTTGACCTGCTGCAGTAGCTCGCGGTCCTTTTTGCTATGCCGTCGTCCCACCTTGGTCGCGTCCATGTCTATCTCCGCCTACGCCGCCAAGTCCGCCGGCGGCGTATCCTCTGCCGGCGGCCCCTGTTGCGCCGGGATGTCGGGTACAATCGGCGGCGCGGGCGCCGGCGTGTCGTCTTGCTCCTCGTCCCAATCGCCGCCGGGAACCGGGTCCAGTTCCAGCATCTCGCGGCCCTCGTTGACCGAGAGGATCGGCGCGCCCACCAGCTCGGTGATGCCCTGGGCCTTGGCTAGTTCGCTCTTCTGAAACACTTCGAGCCGCTCGGCGTGGAATGTCATCCGTAGCCCCACCTGGCCCAGCAGTTGGTCGTTGAGCGCCGTCTCGATCAGTTCTAACTCAGCCTGGATGACATCCTCGTTGAACGTCAGGCTGTAGTTCTCCGCCGTCGCGTAATTCGCCACGTCCGAGGACAAGTAGAACTCTGGCACGCCGAACGCGTTGGCGATCTCGCGCAGCGCCCCGGCCCGCAGCTCCGGCATTGCCATCTGTTCAGGCGCGTACCCGAACTGCTTGACCTCGACGTTCCGCTTGAAAGCGACGGCTTCCCACGCCTTCTTGACGCCCCGCGTGAGACGCTTCCACCATGTTTCTAGCCGCTTCATGTCGTCGCTGCCCGTCGACGGGTCGACGATCAACAGCGTCACGTTCATGCCGCCGCGCTCAAAGAAGCTCTCGACGTACTCGTTGGCGCGCAGGATGGTCAGGGCCGGCTTGAGCGCCACGTGGGCCGGCGAGACGCCCGGCCCGATCTCCACATCGGGGTCGGGCAACCAGATATGGACGATGTCATCGGGCGTGCACTTCAGCGGCTCGCCCGCGCCGATGGATCGCTCGAAGCCCGCCAGGCCGGCCCGGCTGTCCAAGAGCGGCGTGACGGTGTCGAAGCGCAGCCAGCGCAGGCCCAAGAGCTTGACCTTGTTGCGTTCGGGCATCAGATACGCCCCACCGTCCAGGCACAGGCTGGCCTCGATCTGGTAGAGATGGCGCTTGATCCAGCGCGCCACTTCGTCCCGATCCGCTTTGAGGGTGGCCCGGCCGGCGCGCTCCACGTCGAACGGCACGCGGCTGACGGCGTGGGCGCGGGCGCTGACGCAACGATACACCGCCGGCACGCGCTGGTAGACCTCGTGCGGCCCGGCGCTCGATGGCGCCAGCCCCGTCATCTCCGAGGGCATCCAACTCGACAAGGGAATAGCCTTGACCGAGTTGTCGCCGCGCACCACGAAAGCCTGCACGCCCTGCTCAATCATCCGCGTCCTCTTCGTCCATCTCCCAGGCGAACAGCGGCCCGCCGGCGCCCGTTCCCTGCCAGGCCAGGGCATAGCTGTCGGCCCGGTCGTCGTGTTCGCCTTGTGGCGCCCGCAACGTTGACCCCTCAATGCTCGACAGTTGAATAAAAGTCGCAAAACTATGCACGGTCGTCTCGCTGTTCCTAAACGCGTCCGCTACGGCGCTGTAGAGCAGCGCCTTGCCCTTGCTCGTCGAATGCCAGCCTGGCTTACCGTCCGTCCCACTCAACACCGCCAACTCTGAATGCTCACCCAGCCACAAGAGCACGGCGTGGCCGTGATTGTTGCGCTCAACCATGACGCTGGCGGCATTGTAGAACCGCCCCACCGCGTCGGCGTGCGCGGCGATGACACTGGGCTGAAACTTACCGGCCAGCGCCGCTACCTCTTCCCCGCTGACGCAGTCGAGCACCGTCAGGGCGCTGTCGTCGCTGGTCGGGTTGCCCTCCGCCGGGTCCACGCCGACCACGTATTCGCGCCCGGCTTCAGGTAGTCGGTACACCGCCAGACCCGGTATGGTCGGCGCATCGACAGGCAACTCCTGATCAGACAGTGGAGCCAGCGCCTGGTAGCACTGTTGGAGCCATGCCGGCGCGATCCGCTTGTCTAGCGAGCGCGGGCTGAGCGCCTCCACATCCGTCGTCGGGTATTCCTGGCTCAGGTCATCCAGCGAGCCGGTGCGCGCCAGAATGTCCGTCTTGATCGTCTCGTACCACGCTGCGTCACGGCTAGGCCGCGCCTGCCAGCTCAAAAACACCGCTGCCCACTGCGTCAAGCTGTCTTTGGCCGCCTGATACATCCGCTTGAAGGCGCTCTGTGGCCGGCTCTTGTCGACGGTCGAGAGCATTATCAGCCGCCCCCCCGCGTCCACCGTTGGCTTGACCGCGTTCAGCAGGCCGTCCAGGTCGGGCACGTAGTCGGCCTCGTCGACGATGACCAGCGTCCCGGTGTAGCTGCGCCCGCCCGTCGTCGGGAAGGCCTGCGCCGAACTCCCGTTCGACAGCCGCCAGATGTGCTTGCTGTTCTCGGTGACGGCCCGCGCCTGCATCCACACCGGCAGCCGGGCGTAGATGCCCTTGAGGCGCACGTCTAGGAGTTCAATCGCCTCTTCGTCGCGCTTCGAGAAGATGAGCACCGTCGCCGCCGGCCGGAAGAGCATCAACCACAGAGCGAAGCACAGGACCAGCCAGCTCAGGCCCAGCTGCCGCGCCTTGAGGATAATCACCAGCCAATTGTTAACGAGCGTCTCAAGCGTCGTCTGTTGCGCCGGCCACAGTCGAAAGCGGACCCAGTCGCGGGCCGTGGCATTGTAGACGTAGCAGTAGGTGTGAACGAAGTACGCCGGCGACTTCGAGCATTTGAGCCACTCAACCCGCTGCATGGTCGGGCTGCCAGCCGTCCAGTTCTCGCTCGGCCTGGTTGGCGTCGTCGGCGGTAAACTCGACACGCGCGGCTACCTCTTGCTTGTCCACGAATAGCCCGTGATACCGCCCCAGTTGCACCAGCGCCGCCTGCTTGTCGTATAGTTCGATGCGGATGGCGCCCTTGTCACTGACGGCGTAGCTCTTGACGAGGGCCAACTTCCCCAGCCGCTCGGCCTTCTTGAGATCGAGATTGTCGCCGGTCAGGAAGTCGGCCATGTCCGACCGCGCTTGCTCGGTCAGCGTGGTCAAAATCTCGGTCGGCGACATAGTCAGTTCCGCCAGGCGGGCGTCAATCGCGGCTTTGACTTCAGGTTTTTTCAGGTTTTCTTGGCCTATCGAGTATGCCGTCTTGGCTGAGTACCCGGCGCGGCGAGCCGCCTCCGTGGCGTTGAAGCAACGCACGTAGTGCTCGACAAAGACCCGCTGCTTGGTACTGAGCGCCATATCCCTACCCCGTCGCTGCCTTCAGTCGCTTCTCAACGTCCGTCCCGATGCGCTTCTCGCCCTCTTCGGCTACTTGCTGATACGTGGTCCACCGCCCCGCGTGCATCCAGGCTTGCTCGTCCTCATCCTGCACCAGGACGTTATAGTCGACGCCCTCACTCGCAATGCGCCAGTCCAACCCGCCGCCGGTGATGTCCCAACTGGCGCCGAGGTCGAACGTGCGTTCATAGGTTTGCCCGCTGCGTTCCGGCGGGTAGGTGATGAGCCGCTTGTGCATCCACAGCGCGCCCTCTTCGAGCGCCGGGACCAGCAAGTGGTCGGCGCTGAAACGCGCCAGGTACGCCTGAGCCTCATCCAGACCGCGCAGGGTGACGGTGCTCATGCTCGGAACAACTCCCTCAACATCAGCGCGTCGGTGTCGTCGAGTTCGAGCCGGTGGCGGTCGCAGAAGGCCGCCCAGTCGCGCGGGTCGTTGAGCGTTTTGACAGCCTCCACCGGGCCGAGTTGACCGAGCAGCATGGCCGCGCGATTGGTGTCATGCTGCCAGGGGAAGCCTATGTGTTGAACGCCGCTAGTGTCGAGACCCATGCCGCCCCTTCCTCCACAGCCATACTCGGAGTTTGTGATCCGCCTTCCGTTTCGCCAATGGTCCTCCATTTTTGATCGAAAGCGCGCCCGCCACACCGGCAGGCGAGATAGGATCACCTCCTTTTATCCGACGAGGCCGCTGTCTCCGCGCGACTGTGGTCCCTCCCCCGCTCCCAGCCACCCTTGGCGCTTCAAGACTTCGTGATACACCAGCGTCGCCAGCGCGAATGTCGCCGTCCACAACGGGCCAATCTCTCGCAGGAACGTCGCCGGGTCGGCTGTCGCCGGCAAGCCGCGTTGGGTGACCGCTACGACCGCCGCCACCAGGAACGACAGTAGGAACGACAGCCAGCGCGCCGTCGAGCCTTCCAGTCCCCCCAGCGCCTTGAGAACCTGCGTCACCACGATCACCACAACCGTCGCCAGCATCGGCGTCAGGTACTCCGTCATCGGCTCACTCCTTTATCTCGTTGAGGACATCCTGCCGGTCGTTGGCGATCATCCAGCGCCGCAACAGGTCCATCTTCCCCCGATCATCCAGGTATTCCAGCAGCCGCCGCGCGATCTCGCTCTTGCTCGTCACCCCGGCTACGTCCAAGCCCAAGTCGAAGGCCGCATTGCACAAATCATCGTGTGACAGCCGCGTCACCAGCAGCCGTCGCCACACGCTGCGCTCTGTCTGCGTCAGTGGCGTGGCCGGCGCATCCTCGACCAATGGCGGCAACGGAACGCTTGTTCCTGGACAGCACGAGGCGAGCAGCCGGTTGAG